TTTCGGGTGCTAAGTATAATGCAAGCATCTATGTAGCACATGCGTCTACAAACGGTCTCGCAATCGCAAACTTTGGTTTGTCAGGTGCAGCACTCAATGCGTGGATTGAATTCACACAGAAGAACCGTGTTACAAACTCAAAGGTCGTCCTAAAAGAATGGGCTGACGCTAAGAAGGGTGCAGTATCTTACAAAGTGCCTGTATTCGAAGCAGTACCATTGACCGATGCAGAAAAAGCCGAAGCAGTACAGCTCGACCAAGAGCTTCAGGCTTACTTCGCTGAATATTTTAGCTACACACCAGATAGCCACACAGAAGCTGTTGGCTTGACTCAAGACGTAGTTATTGACGACATCGATGACGGACCTATTGACCTAAGCGAGATTCCTTTCTAGGAGAATCGTATGGCAGCTGGTCTATTGATCGTAGCTCTAGTTCTGGCGGTATGTACAGTGATCTTACTGGTTACCGTCAGGGCTGACATAAAAGAACAAAATAATAAAACTAAGAAGGGCAAGAAGTAATGTATAGCGGTAACAACACTCGTAAGTATGTAGGTTTGATTCTCGCAGGTATTTTGGTACTTTTGGGCGTAATCACTCTATTCTCATCGATGCGTAGTGTAGACACTGGTCAAGTTGGTGTCGTAACACAGTATGGTCGTGTAACAGGTCGTGAACTGAGCGAAGGTTTCTCATGGGTTCTTCCTTGGGGAATTAACAACGTCACAGTATATGATGTCAAAAATCAAAAAGAAGAAGTTCAAAGCAACGCTGCAACAAAAGACTTGCAGGACGTTGGCGGTACTCTCGTTATCAACTACCAGTTGAATCGTGGCGAAGTATCAAAGATGCACAAAGAGGTTGGTAAAGAGTACAAAGATAAGCTCGTAACACCAGCTCTCAACGAAGTGTTCAAGGCGGCTACAGCCAAATACAACGCAAGTGAGCTAATCACCCAGCGTGCTGAAGTCAAGAACGACGTGTATGAAGGTCTTAAGTCTCGTCTAGAGAAGTACGGCATTCAGGTACTCGATGTAAGCATCACAAACTTTAACTTCAGTAAAGAATTCAACGCAGCTATCGAAGCAGTTCAGATCGCAAATCAGAACGTAGCACGTGCTCGTCAGGAACTTGAAACAGCTAAGGTTGAGGCAGAAAAGAAGGTCGCAGAAGCAGAGGGTGCAGCTGAAGCACAGCGTCTACAGCAGCAGACATTGACCCAAGAACTGTTGACAAAGCAGTACCTCGAAAAGTGGGACGGTAAACTACCAACCTACGTAGGTAACGGCGCAAACTTCTACATGCCGGTAAAATAAACATGAACATCGATACCGCAATCAGTGGTATGATGCAAGCAAGGGAGGCTCTTCAAGAAGCAGAGAGCCTCTCATCACCAACACACATCAGCGACAACATGTACCGTCTCGCACAATACGTCTCAGCGGTCGAAGAAGGTCTTGGTACACTAGAAGAAGACCTCGAAGTAAAAGAGTCAGTATTCTTCAAGGAAATGACCGACGCTGGTAACTCGGTTAACGCAACTCAAGTGTCGATGAAATACGAGTTTGCAAAAGACAGGGCATACATAAACAAGATAACGAGACTCGTGTCAAGTAGCTGGAAGCTAATTAGTGCATCACAGTCACGCATAAAAAATCTCGTAGAAGAAAGCAAAAACCAAATATAAAAAAGCCCCAACTAAGGGGCTCTTTTTTTATTCCCAATCTTCGGGAAAACTATCCATCGTTGCGAGATCGTGCAGTGAAGCTCTCTCGAATGCTTCAACGTCTGATCTTGAAATTTCTGGTAGGTTAAGGTGTTGTGGGTATTCGTTCTCTTTCATATATTCTGAAAGCTCTTGATACCCGTTTACAAAGTTGAACACATAGAACGATTGCTGAACTTCGTTGTCTCTGACATCATAGCAGTAAACGTGGTTGTAAATAGCGAGTTTACCCATGAAGGTGTATAGCGACGCGGTGTCTCTTCTCGCTTCAAACGTCTCCCCATTAGGGAGAGTTAGCTTTGCAACTGGCTCACTCTCATTCATGTCTCTTTCCATCTAGATAGAATCCGTCTTCTTGGAACATCACCGGCTGTATGTGGTGGTTTGAACCGTTATGATCTATCATTATTAGTCCTTGCTGCCAGTCTTCGGCTCTTTTAACCAGTACGCCTTGCGAATCAACAGTATGACGAAAACCAGGCACAGCCCCGTCAGTACGAGCCAGACAACCGGGAGAAGCAGCAGCAATAGTAAGTTGGCCAATCCTGCGAGGGAAAGTACGATAAGCAAGCTCCTGTCTGTGGGTGTGTCCGTAGAGAGTTGTTTCTCTTTCTTCTTTGAGGTATTTTGCGGCATTTGAGCCTCCCTTGGCTACATTAGTTCCGTGAATAGCCTTTAGGTTATCCTCTAGCCACAATGTGCCGTTAGGGTAGCCGTCTATGCTGTTTATTTCTAGGTCATCGTATCTCACGAGATACTGAAGTGTTAGAACCGCAAGTTCGTGTGCTGCGTTCGCACGTCTCAATCCCAGAACTTCAGCTGCATTTTTGCGGACATAATCGTCCATGCGTTGTTCGTGATTGCCGTGTACAACAGAGATATTAGCATCAGGTGCATTAGCACGGGTTTGTGCTAAGAAGTTATGATATGTATCGATAGCTCCCTGTGTTGACCCAACCCACTCTGTTCTTTGTGCGAAACGTGACATTGATGGTAGGTCAACCATGTCGCCGACAAAAACAATGTTGTCTGGCTGAGTTTCAACTACCGCCTTCTGAAACCTATCGAATGCTTCTTGGTCGTGAAAGGGGATTTGTGCATCACCAGCGACGAGAGTACGAGCATCCGATCTGAAAGCTTTGCCTCTTCTGGTTGGCGTTATTTTAGTTGGTGCTGCTCTACTGACTACTAGATCGTGTATATCTACATCTTCTACTGTGTGGTCATAGCTGTGAAGGGTTGTATGAACCCACTCACCTTTTTCGCGGTCGAAGGCACCAGCCTCCCATGATTTGGCAGGTTTCTGCTCCATATATTTTCTCTCCGATTATTTGTTTTATATGCAGCATCTACCGTGCTTGTTTTGAACTGTGTTTTTTGTAAGGTTCTATACTCATTATAGCAAATTAAAAGACCCATCTCTGGGTCTGGGATTTTTCTATGGAGGGCTCGGTGGGGATCGAACCCACGACTTTTCGGTTAAGAGCCGAATGCTCTGCCAGCTGAGCTACAAGCCCATAGTTTTTGGTGGAGTGACGGGGAGTCGAACCCCGCTCAGTCTGCTTGCAAAGCAGTCTCGCCTACCTCGGAACATGTCACCCCGTGTATGGTGCAGAGTCAGGGATTCGAACCCCGAACCTTCACGTTCGTAGCGTGATGCTCTATCCAGTTGAGCTAACCCTGCTTATGGTTGCGGGCCAGGGAGTTGAACCCTGCTCTTAGGCTTATGAGACCTACCAGTTCACCGGAACTGTAACCCGCATTATGGGTACACTATTGCTACAATCAACTCTTGGTTGGATTCGAACCAACGACCTACGGGTTTTCGACCCGTTGCTCTACCGCTGAGCTACAAATTCTGACATAGTGTACGGTTCTGTAAAAGTAGGCGTGCACACCTACATGAACATACGAATTGTTAAATGGTGGCTCCTCAAGGACTCGAACCTTGAACTTCTGGTATGTAACACCAGCGCTCTAACCAATTGAGCTAAGGAGCCATGAGTTGTTATTTTGGTCGGCGTAGAAGGTAACGCTCCTTCGTCAACCGCGTATAAGACGGTCGCTCTACTTTTGAGCTATACGCCATTATTGGTACCGCCGGAAGGATTTGAACCCTCACCGCCGACGTTAGAACCGTCGTGTGCTATCCATTACACTACAGCGGTATATCTTTGATAGGTTCTCTCTGCATGACAGTTCGCACAGACAACCTCACATTTCGCAATCTCATCAAGTATTCTTTTTTCTGAGTACCCCTTCTTGTGAGCTTTGCCTAGATCGAATAGCTTATCTTCATCACTCACGTGGTCATATTGCATGACATAAGGAGGGTACTGTATACCACAGTCTACACAAGGTTTCTGCTTATACGACCTGATTAGGTCAAGCAGTTTCTTCTTACGTGCGTCTGCCCTATCGATGTAATATTGCTTGTTGTTTTTGTAATGTTCACGAATATACTTTGCCATATATTCTTTTCTATTTTTGTGTTCTAAGGTCATAATATAATTATAACACTTATGCTTTTGGTCGTGCTTCAGGGATTCGAACCCTGACCGTCTGGTTGGAAGCCAGAAATGCTAATCCATTGAACACCAAAGCACGGTCTTGGAGCCGCCTTCCGGAATCGAACCGGAAACCTGATGCTTACAAAGCAACTGCTCTACCAATTGAGCTAAGGCGGCGTATGGTTGGCGATGGAGGTGCTGCCCCTCCGACCTCTTGAGTATCAGACAAGTGCTCTACTGCTGAGCTAATCGCCAAAATGTTAATGTGGTGGGCTCGGTCGGAGTCGAACCGACGATCGTTCGCTTAAAAGGCGAGTGCTTGACCAAACTAGCTTCGAGCCCTTAAGAATGAAAAAAGGGCTTTTTGCCCCTTACTATAATCTACTTGAATGTGAAAATAATAAGGGTTTACTGTTTGGCTTTGCCTCCGCGAATGACCATAGCGAAAGAAGCCGTTGTCACGGTTGCCTTTGTTGTAGCTATAATTCTTTCAGCCATATCTCTATTATAGCACAGAGAATAATAAACGCAAGCGATTTCACAAAGATTTTTATTTTCAGGTAATATTGTTGACAAACATAAGCGTTTTGTGTAGTATAGTGATATAAACCATCAATAGGGCAAAAACATGAGTTTATTCAAAAAATATCGAGCGTTCATAGAATCAATCAAGCCATACGGTCTCTACACCGAAATATCAAAGAAGCACTTGAAGATCATGAAAGATGGCAAGATGGTTACGAGCGTGTCACTCACCCCTAGAGAAACTGAAGTCGCTATCGATCATACCCTTCGACACTTGATAAAAGATGGTCACTTACCTAAAATAAACAGAAGTCACTACGAGCACGAACTAAAGCAGCTAGCACGGAATAAATCATGAATATAGTATTTGATAAATCACTCGGTAGAAAATTGCTAGTAGCTATCTTTAAGAGGCAATCTTCTAGGTGTCAGTACTGCGACAAGAAGGTCACCGAGAAGAACTTGGGAATGGTCGTGCAAACTGAAGATGGTATGCGTGCTAGGTGTAACAGCGTCTTGTGCTTGATTCAATATATTAACGAAAAGGACAGTAAGTAGTGTTATACGAGAAAGTTTTTAACAGAATCTTTCGCAGGTGGAGGTGCGACCACGACCCAGTTGAGTATGACAAAGAGGTGTATAAGACATCAGACAGTGGCGGTAGTTTTTACTACTATTACGACTACCATACCGTGTATACGCACACAACTACGTTTTATAAATGTTCTTTTTGCGGGTATAAGACTAAAGAGACGAAGACGACAGGCGAAAGGATTGAACATAGCAGGAGTACATACTGGAGATGAGAACCCTAGAAAAGAGGTTTGGCGATAAGGTGATACGCATACAGGTTGACTCTGACGACCCAGATGTTGTTGCTTACGCACAGAATCAGCTAGACACTTACGAAGAACGTGAAGAGCAGAAAAGACTTAACACTATTCGTCGTGGTCGTATTGAGTTATTACTTATTGAGCTAAAGGCTATTGACCAGAAGATATTGAACGCCGCAAAACACTACGCACCGTTTGGGTATCAGCCATTTGTTGATAGCTACTCTGCTTTGATTACCGCTACGCTGCTTCAGGGGGGTGTTGTGCTTGGTCTAATCAACCAGAAAGAACTGTCGCTCATTCACGAACTCAGACGCTCTGTTCCTATTGATTTATATGAAGAGAAGAAGCGTATTGAACAAGAATTGGAACTTTTGAGATGAGTGAAATCAGCAATGCTGAATACGAAGCGGCACTAGAGAGACTTGCAGAGATCGAGTCTGAGGCCGATGGTCTGTATGACCGTCTTGATGAGTTACAGAATGAGCGACAGGAACTCGATGATGTGGTGTATCTTTACGAAAGAGAGCAGGAGGCTTTAGACGAATGAAAGTATTATTTCTTGACATCGATGGCGTGGTAAACAAGCAAGAGAACTTCGATCGCAGTAAAAACCCCGGACCATACCCGCTTGACAGCTACTGTGCGTTCTTAGTGGGTCGCATACAGCTTCAGACGGGTTGTGAGGTCGTTCTAAGCTCAAGTTGGAGACATCACCCAGAAGGTGTGCAGAACGTCTCTGAGAGGGTCGTGCCGCTCTTAGACAAGACACCTTATTTACCGGGAGTTCGTGGTGATGAAATCAAAGCATGGCTAGACAAGCACCCCGAAGTAGAAGGATATGCAATTCTCGATGACGATAGCGACATGCTTGACGAACAGAAGCCTCATTTCTTTAAGACCAGTTTCAAAAAAGGTCTGACTGATGAGATAGCCGAGAAAGTGATTGAGCATCTTGGGCGTATTTAATAAGAGGTGGAGCCAACTGTGGTGTCTACACTTCTGGTGTAAGGGTGTTGCTATTTCTGCCGAGTACGGCAAGGGCTATCTATACAGGTATCATTGTACCGAATGCGATAAGGTCATTCATCGTTGGTCGGCTTACGGAGAACCTATTAGCGGTATCGTCAGAACAAGGTGGGAAGAATATAAAAAGAAGGACCCAAGATATAACTTAAGTCCTCCGATTATACCTTTGAATAAAGATATATCTGATTATCTAGATTAGTGTCGCCGGATAAGTTTTTATTTTATCCTATTGATAGGGTGTAGTTTGTTTTGTATTGATCGCCAGTGGTGCCTGACATTCTCACATTATCACCAACCCAATATTTTTCCCAGTATGGGTTTAGACGACGGGGTACTTCTACGACCCTTGTGAACGGTACGATCTGCGTAACGTTAGGGCGAGCAAGCAGGTCTTTGACCATCTCCTGAAGAGTGTTTACCATCTCTTTAAGAGCCTCTACTTCGTCTGATTGTTTGACATCCTCTTTGAAGAGAATGTCTCTTGCTTCTTCTGGCTTAATAACGCCAGTCTCAACAAGTTGTGCTACCGAACTTGCTGTTGGTAGTTCTTTTAGTTTCCAAGTCAATTTCTTTTCTAATTCTGGTGCTTGACCAGTTCCCTTTGGGGGTAGTGTTTCTTTCTTCATCTTCTTCATCTCCGATTGACCCGGCAACACTACTTTTATTATATCAAAAAGCCCCAACTGTGGAGGAGGGGCTTTGCTGTATATTAGCAGTATTTTATACTGTCGTCAACGCTGCGAGAAGTGATGGTCTGTCGAAACCACGAATAACTTTGCCGTTAATGACCGTTACAGGGACTGAAGTGCCGACGTTTAGTGCTTCAAGCTCTGCAAGTGCTTCATCATCTGAGTCGATCATCTTTGAGACATATTTATGCCCAAGCGAATCAAGCCACTGCTTTTCAGTCTTGCAGAATGCACACCACTCAGTCGAGTAGATTGTTATCACTACTGGCAACCTTCACACATAGTAAGGTCTGCTGGGTCAACTGGAGCGTCAGCCTGACGACCGTTCTTCTTGTTAAAATCAACCTTCGCCGCTTCCATGGCTGCATCGATTGCCTTGAGTTTATCTTCGAGTGACATTTCGTCAGTAATAATTGCGTTTGCGTTCATGAAACCCTCCTTTTGGGCGAAAAATAATAACGTCCAGAGAGGAAGTTATATTCAATTTAATTGTGTCTGTCTTCTAATTATAGCACTTTGAGACTATGACATATTGTAGAGAAATGAAAAGAGCCCGAAGGCTCTAATCACCACTAATGACTACTTTTTTTTAGTGTCAACAACCAATGAGGCTGTGTCTGTACCAGAGGTGGCAGCAGAACCAACACTGGTCAAAACTGATAGAACACCAGCACCGACAGCTACGCCGATTGCCTGAGCCCAGTCAACAGTAAGAATGTTAAACACTGCGTCGCTTGTAAGCCACAATGTAACAAGTGTCTGTGCCATAGTCTTGATAGCACGCTCTACTGCGTCTTTCCAGAATAGTTTTGTAAACATTATTTGTCTCCCTTTAATTTGTTAATAAACTCACTGATTAGCTTCACAATCATTTCTAAGAATGCTGTTACCACGTTCTTGTCGATAGTCTCGATAGGTGGCTGTTCAGGAGCTGGAGCTGTAGGTTCTTCGGTAACAGGCTTCAGGTCGAGGTCGTCGAGGCGAATACCACGTCCTTCTTTCTTTTCTGTGCTGTACTGCGTAATCGCGTATTTGTGACCGAACCACTCAGTCATAGAGGCGACACGAATCTTCTCGCCACGAGGGATAACCTTAACAGTTGAACCATCTTCTAGGTTAACGAGGTCTGTGTCTGCACGAGTGTACATATCAACGTCTTCGATGTCGTACCACTTTTCTAGCCATTCTGGTTTTTCGTTGCCAGGAGTTTCAGGTACACCAACGTCTGCACGCTTGATGCCGTTTGCTACAGCGTGTTCTGCTGACCAGCTAGAGATGAGATACTCAACACCACCGACTGTCGTGGTCTTTACGAAGTCAACCCACGTACCGCCACCGAGTTGCTTAACGATAGAACCGTCAAGAAGGTTTACGATTGGGGTCTGTGTTGTAAGAACCTGAAGCTTAACAGGGGCAATATCTTTAAGGTTACGCTCCCATTCAGGCTTGGTTGGCACTGGTGCTGGGGCTACATAAATATCAAGGTCAGCTTGGTTGAAGCCATTTGTAATTTTCTGCGTATAACTGTATTCAGTTAGTAGATAGGTAGAGCCGACAGACTTGTTAGTAACTTTACCGTAAATATCTACACGGTCGCCCTTAGCGAAAGTCTTAACTGAAATCATTCCTGCATGAGTAGTGGCGTTGAAGTTCCATAGATTTGTCTGCTTATTGAAGACATAAGTAACAGGTTTTGCAAGTTTCTCCCACACAAGGTCTGCTTTTGTTACTGGTGGTGGAGTAGGAGTGTTTGAAGAGTTGATAATCTGGGTAGCACGGTTCCAGATTTCTTCTACAGGAAGGTCGGCAGAGCAGAGCGTGTAAACTGAAGAAACATCACGGTGACGGTAGTAGTGGTTTACTATGCCACGATCACGAAGCCACGCCACAAGCTGTGCGGCGTTCTGAATAACAGTCTCGTTACGATAACCATTACGCCAGTCGCCATGATGTTCTACTGTAATAGAACGACGGTTTGAGGCGAGATTGCCGTCAGCCCAAGAGGTGTTTGCTTCAGATACTGCTTGATAAACAACTCCCGGAGTTGCAGTCACGATGTATGTAGCACTCGCTTGACGACTAGGGTTCTGAAATACCGCAGCAGCAGAGTCCGCCGACCCTACTACGTGGTGAAATGTGTGCTGACCATTACGACCACCGACACGACCAACTGTGTAGTTGTTTGGGTGGGCTGGTTTTTGAATAATTGTTGGTGCTGCTACTGCCATGTTTATTTTCCTACTCTTTTTAGTTTCTTAGATCGATTGGGTTTGTACATTCTGCCCAAGTTGGTAGTTTGTATAAGTCACGCCATTCTGTTTTTGCTTCTGTGGTGTACTTCCACGCTACGTATCTCGTAGCAAGTGAATTGGTCGTGCGAATCACACAGGCGATTTCTGGTGTCAAACCGTTTGTACCGTTTGAACCCGCTGCCCCTGTCGCACCAGTTGCCCCCGTGTCACCTTTATCACCTTTGTCTCCCTTGAGGCCGATAAGTGATGCAAGCCATTCACTTTGAGTTCCTGCGAACCCATTTGCTGTCGCTACCTGATATGCTGAAAGACCTCTTGGTCCAATCAACGATGTGAGCCAGTCTGACTCGCTACCGTTGTAGCCGTTTTGTGCTGCTACTTGATAAGCACTAAGACCGTTGCTGCCGGGCTGCCCTTTGAAGGTCGCAAGCCACTCGGTTTCTGAACCCTTGTACCCGTTTCTGACGGCGATTTCGTATGCTGATTCACCTGCTTTTCCGGGAGCGCCGGGTGTAACGATACTGACTGGTTGTTTTCCCTGCCTGCTGAGTTCGTTTACTGTCTCATAATTCCGAATCATGAGCAACGACATCACTACGAGGACTACTCCTATTGTTGCTGGGAAAATTATCTTTTTTAGCGTGTTGCGCATTTTGTTTATACCTTCGCGGAGTTAACCACTAGTTGCCAAATGATTAGTACAACGACAGGTATCAGGGTGCTTACGATCAACCAAACTACCTTGTTGTAGGTATTCAGGTTCTTACGTAGCTCGGTGATCTTGTTGTCCCTCTTTTCTAGTTCGAGGGCGAGTTCTGTTTTTGTGGGGAAGTTTGCTGACTGATCTTTTATTAGCTGCTTAATCTCGTTTTGAGTTGTCACAATGCTATCGATCTTGTCGGCTAGGTCAGTTACCTGCCATACCTTTGCTGGCTTCTCAGATTCTTCAATTGTTTTTGTCATTTTTTGTTTTATATATAGTTAGATTTATCTACGGCTACTAACTCTACCGTGACTTCACCATATTTGCACTCATTCAAGAAGCTTACCTTGTGGTCTGCTGCATAATACTGTGCTGTTTTATGTGAACTCGTCTGGGTGTCCCAAAACGTAACAGAGAAATAATCTTGGTTAATCGCTGCTGAAAGTGACTGTGCGTGTGAGAAGTCGAGCACGCTTGTTGTCACGCTAATGTTTGGATAGACACCTATCATTGTCGCAACAATTCGTCCACTCATGTTACGATTAGCGTTCTTCCACAACTTGTTATACGTTAAAGTATAGTCAGTTACCTGACTAGTTGTTAAAGATACGCCATTGATGGTGATGATAGGGTTAGTTACGGACATTTTTTGTTTTTATCTCTTGTTTTATTATAACATAAAACAGATACTCTTCCAGCTAGACGCGAGTGAGCTTGGCGTGGGCTTTTTCTATGTCGTCTGTAATCAAATGTTCGTATAATTGTGTGATAGAAACGTTTGCATGACCCATAAGACGTTGCGTGTGCGAAAGTGATACGCCTTTTCTGAGTAGTTCTGTTGCGAATGAGTGTCTTAGGGCGTGGGGATATGCGTTAGGATAACCCGCTAAAATCATAGCTTTCTTAACTACGTGGTACGCCTTCTTTCTGGTGAGTGGTTCTCCCTCTGGGTCTATAAAACAAAAACCGCCATTTTCGGCGGATAATTGCTCAAGTTCGTCATATAGGTCTCTGGTCAGGAAAATCGGTCTCATATTACCACCCTTGCTCTTGATATAGAGCGTCGTGTCCCCCATTAAGTCTCTCTCGTTGATTGATATTGCCTCGCTGATTCGCATTCCCGTTGTGTACATAAGCCTTATTAGGGTGTCAGCAGGGTATTCTGCACATCTAACTATTTGTTTTATCTGTGCTGGTCGTAACCACGTTCTCGATTTGTAGTGTGGTCTGCACTTGACTTGGGTTTCATCTACGTCCACCTCGATACCCATTTGTCTGATGAAATTTATATAAGATCGGATTGAGTTGTAGTAGGTGTACAAGGTTGATCGGGAGATTGTTTCGAGCTTTATCTCGCCCCACCTGAGTACGCTTTTTGTTGTTATCTGCGAGAAACTTCTTATTCTCATGTCTCTGATGTACATCGAGGTGTTCAGAACCACTCGGTCTATTGTTTGCTGAGAGTACCCCATGGATTTCTTTCTCGCATAGTACTGCTCAAGCAGTTTCTTCGGTGTTTCGTTCACTATTGATCTCCTTCTACCCTCCAAAACGTTAATGATTTTCCCCGTCCGACTATTCTATACTAAAATATATACTTTGTCAAGGCCCAATCGTTCAACACTCTTGCAGATAATGTTATAACGCCAAGAAAACTCAATACTGGCGCGACTACAGCTTTTGTAGCCACACAGCAAAGCACCTCTACGGTCGGTTCTTTTGTTGACTTAGCAACTACAGGTCCATCTGTTACTGTGACAATTGGTCTTAACGGGCTAGCACTTGTCTGCCTCTATGGAAGCACAATGAGTGACACAGCTACTGCCAACAACTTTATAGGGTTTGTCGCTAGTGGCGCGAATACAATTGCTCCAGCAGAGAACCTGTCTGTTCAGACTCGTTTAGTAGACAATGTAACAACAAATGCTGGATGTAGAATAGGGGCAACATTTCTTTTGACTGGTCTTAACCAAGGTTCTACAACTTTCAAGATGCAATATAAAATCAATGCTGGTGTTGGTCACTTCTTAGACAGAAGAATAACGGTCATCCCGCTGTAACATTTTTGCAGAGAGTGCAGTAACCTTTAGTAAGACCTCTGGAATATGGTGGGAGGAACTTGGTAGAACAGTTCTGGGCACTACCAGCGGAAGCATCGCATTGTCATTCACGCCGAAAAAATATCTACGTATTTATGTCTCTATACACGCGACAGGGGGAACAGTAGAAAACGCATTTAGACTCAACGGTGATAGTGGCAACAACTATGCTGTGCGTATATCAACAAACGGTGGTGCCGATAGTACATCGGTTAGCCAAAACAGAGCATCTTTAGCGGGTGCGTTTGCGTATACATTCGCGGGAGGAATATTAGATGTCGTGAATATTGCCACGAACGAAAAGAATATAACAGTACAGAGGTTTGGTAACTTCACTGGTACGCCGTCTAGTGCGGCCTCTGCTCCGGATCGTGCCGAATTGCTTGTCAAATGGGCGAACTCATCAAATCAGATTAGTAGTATTGAGATAGTAAACGTTGGCGGAACAGGCAACTTTGCTGCAAACTCAAGTGTTATCGTTCTAGGACACGATTAACTTGGTAACGGTATAACAAGACAAGTGTAGTTTGAAGCTGAGGCGCTTGACACAGCAGTACAAACCAAATCAAAGGTGTTAGAACCCGGAGAAACAGTGAGTATTCCAAGCATAGTAGACATACTACCGTTAAATGTCCCTACTCCAGTAACAACACCAGTACCAGTGCTATTTCCACTTCCTCCTACTTGTATTCTAGAAGACATGTCATTCGCTGACGCCCCCTGAGACTGTAGACGAACGGTAGCAACGATTAACGCCCTAGTACAGTTGGCTGGGATGGTAGCGGATTGACTTGAACGAGTTGACGTACCACTGAAGTTCCCTGCTGTAATTGTAGTGATTGTACTGATGTTTGTATAGTAGCCAACAAAGGTAGTAAAATCTATTTTAGAACGTGTTACTGCACTCTCTGCAAAAGACTACGACCCGAATACCATAAACCCACTGAATTTGTGGGATGCGAACCCCTCTATATTACTGGTTCCGGCTATATACTGAATGCGAACATCAACATAGTCGCCCGCGGACAGTTGAACAAGTGCCACAACATTTGAACCTCTCTCGAATGCCGATCCAGCACCGTCTCCTCCGCGATATTGTGCCACTCCGTTTTTAGATATATTGATAATGAGTCCAGTATTGGCCGCACCGTTTGCGAATGCTCCGGCCATGAACATGTACGTACCCGATATTGGCGCCGTGAATCTTGAGTTAGCGGTACTGTACGCGTTATGTGTGTCAAGCTCTTTGGCGGGATATGCTATTACTGTCCCGGTGGTCGCTCCGCCCTGACTTACGTTCTTGCTGGCAATAAACCTAGGATAGCCGGAACTATCGATCTTATCTATCGTTACACCATTATCTGCAAGAGTGTTCGTGGTAATTGCACCATTTTCGAACCCTGTACCATCTGATAGAGACTCGATATTCTCGATCATGTCGTCTAAAAATTCAGCTGTAAGTGGCGTGAACGGTACTGCGTCCATTCCGGGGTTTGGTAATGCCATGCTTTTTGTATTCTCCGAGGGTGTTTTTCTTTTATTTTCTAGTCCAAAAAGAGGACATTCATTAACTTTATTATACCATAATAGGGGTTGACTTTCTTGCAGACAATGCTGTAACGGGTAGTAAAGTCGATTTCGGTACTTTCATAGCGAGACAATATGATACCACCAACTCCAACCCCAATAGCGTCAAGATTCAGTATGGCTGGGGGAGAATCGCCGGGGCGGCAGCAACAAATCTTTCAGAGTCTGTGACATTTCCGACTCCGTATACGAGTCTCCCCGTCGTACTAGTAACAGCGGGGGGTGGCATAATGACAGGAAGTGGTTCTGGTGCATATCCAGGAACGTCAACATCTTATATTGATAACATGCAGGCTGCGGCGAATAACGAGTCAACAACAGGTTTTCAGGTCGTTATCACAAGACAGGGGGCTAACTTCACGGCTGGTCACACGCTATTCTATACTTGGGTCGCATTTGGTACTTGATAAGCAATCATTTTTGCAGAGAGTGCAGTGACAGCCACGAAGGTCGCTCCAGGAGCAATACTTTTAGGCTACGCAACAACCTCGACGACCCAAGGCGGTATCACATCAACAGAGGTAGACCTAACAGGTCTAAGCATTACGGTGAGCATTCCGACAGGTGGACGCTCGATACGTATCACCGCTCAGACATGGCTATCAAGTACAAGCTCTGGTGATACATCTCGTGTATTCATCAAAGAAGGTTCTACCTATCTAGGTTTTCACACCTTAGCTCACCCTAATGTTTTTGGCTATAACGCATATTGGTCGGTAATCGTAGACGCTCCGTCTGCGGGTTCACACACCTATAAACTTACAGCATATCGTCAATCTGGTTCAGGAACAATCGCCTGTAATGCAGGAACAATCAGTGCTTCAAATACTAAACCATTTATTATGGTTGAGTTGATTTAACTAAGGTAAGTAGTTAATATCAAGAAATAGATTCTCTTGACCTACGGCGATAACCGAACCTCCACCACCTACATACCAACACTCAATAGTGTCTGACGCAGTTAATGAAACTGTGGTCGTTAATGTTTGACGATTGTTAGTGTTCGAAGGATTCCAGACAGTACCTTGTCTGATAGTGGTGCTGTTTCTTTTTATGTACCAATACATCACAGTACTTGTCGCAGCCGTGTTGCCACCACCGATGCTAATGAAGTAGTCTCCCGTGTATGGCGCGGTAAAAACTCCAGTAGACGTGCTGTAAGCGTTATGGGTGTCAATTGTCTCTGTATCAAATACTATTTTACTACCAGAACCATTAGTTGAATTAACAGCAGCAGCTCTGTAGGCGTGCACCTTCGGAAATGTCGAAGAACCTATTTTTGATCTTGTTACTGCACTCTCTGCAAAAGGGGTTAATTCCCAATCGCTATCCAGTAGAATAGTATCCGCACATTAGTTGCGAGCGTACCACTAGCTTGAGAATAGAACGCTAGAAAATCGTTTGAGGTCACATTGTTCGTTCCTACCGTCCAAGACGCTGGTGCGTTTATATCGGTTGGCGATGTTGGGTTAGATCCAGTTTTATATCCAATCATTGACATAAATACCAGTGGGGGAGCAGAAAACGAGTCGCTAAATGTTATTGTTTTTGTTGAATTAGCGGTCCCGCTTCCAACCACGAAATTCCACCCACTTTGTATAGTAGAAAAATCTATCTTATTGGCTGTTACACCATTATCTGCAAGAGTGTTGATTTGCCAAAACGGTAATGCTTTGGTATAATTAGTATATGAAACAATACGCAGAACACGATAAAGTTGGTCTTTGCCACGCACTAAGAAAAGACGAAATGTATGTCAGAACCTTCTCTGGCGGATACCCATATCTTAAGAACGGGATATTGGTCAGATCGAGCAGCGTAGCACCAATATACTCTTACGGAAAGAACTACGAAAAAAACGATAAAAAGTTTGCCATGTTCGTGTGGACAACTAATAGCGATAGCACTGAAGTAGAAAAAACATTTAAGTCCCTCTTAAAGAATATTGGCGACGAAAAGATCGACCAAGTGCTCGACGACGGGTCGTTTATTTACGTAGATTAGTTCAACGCTCTTGCAGGTGGTGCAACACTAGGCGAACGTAGATGAAATAACAGGTATAAATGTCAACGCTATGGCGAGGTTGTCGGTTCCGTTCATGGATACAGTAAGCGTACCGGGCTGCACGTTGATGAATCTAATTGCTGGAATTGTTGCATACCCAAGGTCGTTTGCCGATGACGTTCCTACCCCACTAACGAATGCGGTTCCTGACGCACTGATGACCCCAGACAGTGCCCCTGAGGGCCCCTTTCTAACAACTCCAAACGCAATAACAAGACCCTTTGCAGGTATAGTAACGGAGCGGCTTACGCTTCCTGACGAGGCTGAATTAGAGTCGTTTAGAGACGCAGGAAACGTGCTGCGGTCTAGTTTCGAAGAGCTTACTGCACTCTCTGCAAGAGTGTTGAACGATTGGGCCTTGACAAAGTATATATTTTAGTATAGAATAGTCGGACG